TTATTTGTATCTATATTTTAATGCGTTATGATTTTGTTTTATTTCTTGATATGGAAGTGCTCTTCTATATATTTTAAAGGTTGATATATTACCATTAAAAAAAAGTGAAGGATTTACACCACCACTATCTCGAACCATACCTATAGATGACTCAAAAGAAGATTGTATGTTATCTGATGCTTTTGAAGATATGTTAATACTTCCCTCTAATTCTGAATCCACATAAACCCTAAGTGTGGATGTTCTTTCCCATACTATAGTTACATTCACCCAACCTAACCCTCGTAAATCAGTAGTACCATCAGCTACAAACGCCCCAACATGGTTACCTTGAAAACCAGCTCTTATTTTACCCGTTCTTGGAGATGTTGTTTGAACATTGAAGAAATATCTATAAGGTGTATCAGCAGCAATAGCTTTTGTATATATTTGACCTACTTGTGTTAAGGTTTGATTTACATTAATCCAACAATCTATCGTCATAGAATCTGTTCCCATATCAAAAAAGTCACCAATGTTAATATAATCATCTATCCCATCAAAAGACCATGATTTTTCATCAAACCCAACTCCATTAGTTAGAGTTCCTGGGGTGGGGTTTTCTTTGATAAGGTTGGTTGTAGTAGTGCTTCCACTAATAAATGACTTTCGGTTAAACGCATCTACATAGAATACTAATCCATCCTCTATTATATTTGGTCCTAATGCCATTTATTATATAATTCTAATTGTTGATTTTATATCCCATCCTCCTGTTGTTGTAACGGATTGTAATGCTACTCTTGAACCTGTAATTCCTATATTAAATGAGCATGGTGATGTATTACCTATATGAGATGATGTTGTTTCTGTAAATGCAACAGTTCCTCCATTCCATACCCCCATAATAGTTCCTACTCTTGCATTTGATGCAGATACTACTACATAATCAAAAAAGGCTCCATCATATGAACTTGTACTTATTGTAGTTACTGATTCGGTTACATTAATTTGTGAAGATGGTATTCTTGATGTTCTTAGTAATGTTTGATAAGAACCTTGATCACCTGTAAAAATATCACCATCAGAAAATACTTCAAATTGGGATGTACCACTAATATCACCTACTGAGAATAACGATCCTGTAAGGGAATCAGTTACTGACCATAGTAGACCTTGTGAGCCTTGAACTGTTAATAGTGGGTCTGTAGATCCTGAACCTATGATTCTCAGTTGTTCTGTTCCTGAACTTGAGATATAGATATTTGATGCTGAAACGTGTGTTGTTGCGAATAGAGAATTCAGAGCAGCATCACTACCTGAGACTATGACTTTTTTCCAATTTGGCATTATGTGTGGTTTAAAAATTGTGGTTAGCTACATATGTTTGCCACATATATGTCTACTTCCTTTCGGCCTACAATTTGTTTATTATAAATATGTAAAAATATTAAACATCACTAGTTTCTCTTAGAGGGGGAGGAGTTGGTTTTTCCGTTGGATTCGTTAGTTTTACCATTTCCCTTTCTACCTTTGATTGTAATATTGCTAAAATTTGAGCATCTGCCCCTTTAATTGCTATGTGGTCTAAAGCCACTCTTATTAATTGTAAATCGTTTAATTCAAACATCGTATTTCTTTTTATTATACATAAATATAAGTATCGTTATTGAAACAACCAAATTTAAGATGAAAAAATCCCCTTCTTTTAGGAAGAGGATTCTATTATTTTATGGTTGTTTATATTAAGAATAAATCCAAATTTCACCATCATCTGTATCTACATGAATTGTACCAAACCCAGCTGAAGCGCCACCGTAAATTGGTGCAGTTGAAGCTGCTGTCTGACCTGTACCTGTTTGAACAGTACCTACATAAGCAGCTGCTGTGAATGATGAATCTGAAGCGTCAAACGATGATGTGAATCCCCATCTATTTACTGAGTTTTCATATCCTAACATTTCACCTACGTTTTGAGTTCCTTGTTGAACTACAATACCACCGTCTCCTGCTGCTACTGAACCTGAAGCGAATAATACGAATCTATCTGCTACTAATAAGTTTTGAGTGTTTTGGAATGATGCTGTTCCATCAACAACTAAATCTCCTGTAACAGTTAAATCTGCAAATGTTACACTATCAGTTGTTTCTAAACCTAAATCTACGGCTGTTGGGACACCATTTATTGTAGCATCAAATGTACCTTGAGTAGTAGAGGCGAATGCTGAAGCTGAGATTAAACCTGATGGTAAAATTGCTGATACATCTCCAGTTGTTACTGTACCTAATGTAGTGATTGATGTTGCACCTGTAAATCCTGTTTTATCAGCATCTTCTAATACAACTTGAATTGATCCAGAAACTGTACCTGCAGGTAATAATGCTGCAACTTGTGCTGAACCTGATACTACTCCTGTACTAGATAATATAGTAGCTGCTGTAATAGAACCTCCTAAAGATGTTGAATTCCCTGCAATAGTAATTGCTGAGTTAGCAAGACTTGTGTTTGGGACCGATGCTAATGAGTATGTTAAGGTATCATTTGCAGCAGAAGCTGAGATTAAAAGACCTGTTCCAGAAGCGGATGCGAATGTTAATAATCCATTTGCAGAGTCAGCTAATAAATTTACCCCACCTGCAGATGCAGATGCAAATGCGTTTTGTGCTGTTACCGATGTTAGGTAACCTGCGTCATTGGTTAATTGAGAAACATTACTTCCCGAGCCGACTACTTTTTTCCAATTTGCCATGTTTTTTTTAAATTTTAATTATTTGTTTTTTATTTTTAATTTTAACTTTGAACTATCTACGCCACTAATTGCTTTTACTTTTAATCCGTTAATAAACACATCACCTGTAGATGTTACTCTAGGTTCATTACTTACGTTTTTGGATTTAGCCATCACATCTTTTACAGCATCGGCTTTACCTTGCTCATAGAAATGATTAGCTATTGTATCAGCGTTTTCAGCAGCATAAATGGCTTTGTGGTAACCAGCATAATCTTTTACTTCACCTTTTTCGTTTAGGAACTTCCCAACAAAATTAGTTAGATCAGATTGGGTGTTAGCAACACCGTTAGTATCCGAAACTCCATATCTAAATTTCTTTTCACCAATATTGAAGTCAAAACCTTTGAATTCTTGGTTAAAGAAGTTTTTAGTGTTACTTTGGAACCTCTTGTGTTGATCTTGAACCATTTTCTGTTCTTCGTTGTATCTATTGAAAAAGTCAGTAGCTTTCTGTTGGTCTTGAGTTACGCCGGGTCTCAACTTGATTTCGTCGTAGTATTTACTCTTAGTGTCCTCTAAAAATTTACGGGCTTTAGCAATTTCTTCTTTGAAGGCGAGTTTCTTTTTTCTTACATCTCGTTCTTCATCCATATCTTCGTCAAATGAAAAGCTATCTTCTAATAAGAAGTTAATCTCTTCGATGTCTAGATGTGGTTTAGTCTTTTTATAGTATTCTCTAATTAAAGCGTCATCTTTAACTGTGGAGTAGTCAGCACTTAATCTAACATAGTCTTCAACTGTACCACCTGTTTCTTCCATGAACTTAACTAACTTTTCTACATTTTCTGGTAAGTTAACTTCTGGCTTAACTGGTTCTGGAGCAGTTTCTATAACTGTTTCTTTTATTTCTTCTACTTTCTCCTCAGTAACTTCTTGTATTGGAATTACTTTTTCTTCTTTAATTGGCTCTTCAGCTTTTTCTTCAACAACTTCTTTTATAGGTTTTTCTTTTACAGTTTCTTCTTTAGCTTCATCAATAACAACTTTTGTTACTTTTTCTTCTGCAGGGTCTTCTTTTTTAGATAAATCTACTTTAATTGTTTCTTGTTGTTTGGTAAGTTTCTTAGGTCTACCCGGTTTCTTTTTTACTTTAAAAGAACCTTCTTCTTTTACTTTTTCTGACATAATATAATATAATAGTTAATAAAAAATTACTTAGGGCCAAATTGCTCTAAGCCAAATCCACTCATAGTGTCATTACCTGCGGATTCAAAGTTCTTCGGTAATAAATCATTTTTTCTTTGATCTATCAACTCAGATTGTTGTGTTGCTTGTATTTTAGTTCGTTCGTCTTTACGATCTTCCTTAAAAGTTTCTTCTTGTTTCTTAGTTTGACCTTGAGCTTGAGTAAGTTGCATGTTGTAATTAAACTCTAGTTCCATTAACTGTTGTTTAATCTGTGCTTCTCTCTCCATCTTTTGTACTTCAAAATCAGATTTAGCTTTTTCAAGTTGCATCTTCTGCTCAGTAAGTATTTGTTGTTTCTGAGCTTCTGCCATAGCTGTTTGTTCTGCTAGCTGTGCATTAGACTGTGCTTGAGCTTGCATATTAGCTTGTTGAGCCTGTTGATCTCTAGCTGCTTTATCTTTTCTACGTTTCTTCAACATTTGATTAGCTAACTTTAAATTAGCAACTTCTCTAATGTCAATAGCATCTTCAAGATCTATTTGCCCAGCCTGTAAAGCTATTTGAATATTCTGCTCTAGTATTTGTTTTTGCTCTTCATCTGGTTCTAATTCTAAGAATATACCAAAGTCATGCATATTTAATGTAGACAACTCTTCTAATGTACCTACATTATATCTAGATATACTGGACATTAAAGATTGTTTTGTCATTGGAAACATTAAAGCATCAGCTACTCTTAATGATATATTTTCACAAGTTCTAAGTGTTAAATATAAACTAGCTTGTAATACATGTCTAGTAGCTACATTTGAATTAGCAGCTGCAAGCTTTTGTAAACCAACTAATGATTGCTTGTCTGGTAATGTACCATCTCTAGCTTCATTTAAACCGGTTACATCTCTAATCATTTTTAAGTAATACTCGTAAGTCTGTATCAATGATTGTATCTTACCCATGCCGTTAGAGGACGAAAGCTCTTGTATTGGAACTTTCCCTGGATTCATACCACCATCTTGAGTCATTGACCTACCAACTAAAGATCCAGTTTGAAAATACATATTTAATGCTTCTGCTGGATTATAATTAGTACCATTACCTAAATCTACTTCTGCTAAGCCATCTATATCCATATAGACACCGTCAGGCACTATCCTAGACATCACCTGTTGAAGTTTTAAATGAGTTAGCTGTATCATATCAGCAAAACCAGTAACTCTGCTTACAATTGATTCTATGCGACCTTTATAGATTCTAGGAGCTACGATGTTATAGTTCATATTAACTTTAACAGTATCAGCAAATGGTCTAGTCATATTCTCTCCCATCTTCCACTCAAGCATTTTCTCATGACCTAATATCTTAGCTCCTGAATATAATACTTCAATCGATCTAAATGCTTTCTTAAAGTTGTCTCCCTCAGGAGCTTCTAGAAATGTATCTTGTTTTTCTAATGCTTTTTCAAGTCCTGATGCAGTTTGCTTTATTTTAAATACTTGATTAGTATAAGTTTTATATTCAAAATATAATACTTGAACAGTGTTATCATCATATCTACCGTTCCAGTTTCTAGTATAGTTACTATTACCTGGGTATTTTTGTATCTCTTCTAATTCACCAGGTGTTAAATCAGGAAATTGCTTCTTAAGCTCTGGTAAACTTATTGGCTTAACTTCACCAACGTAATATATATCTTCAAAGTTAGGATCTTCAGTATAAGAAT